AAAAAATATAAAATTGATTTACAATTATATACAATTATATACTTTTATATACAATTAGATACCATTAAGAGAAAAAATGGACCTCAATACACAGCTCAAACAATCCTTTCACGCCCTGCCGGTTGAACTCCAAGAGTTAATACAGCGGTTTACGTATAAAACACAAAATAAACATTTATTGAACGAGATCCGGGAGTGGGGCGGAGCAAAATACTATTTACAAGAATTGACAGCATTGATTGACACGGCAAATTCTACGGATGGATTTGCCGAAACCACCGACGGTATACACGAGCGGATAGGACCGGGTCTGCTGACGCTGAGTGAATACTCTAACAAAGAACAGTTAATAAAAAATTGGAAATATAAATCGGCATTGCAAAGCAGTGAAGGTCAGCATCTAAACGGTGAAAAAAACTTTCAATTGTTAAATTGGGAAACCAGTTTTGCGGTGTATTTTTGGATGTGTATTTATCATTGACACTATTGACACCTGCACCTCAATTGTTTCGCCATGAATCCCACAAAGACCGTCCAAATACAAATAATATTTATTATATTCAGTAGGTGTAAGATATACGTATCCAATTCATTCATTCTGCCCGCAATGATAAACTTACTTTTGTATACATGTTTACAAAAGTAATACAGGAGAAATATAGTTATAAACCCGGTAACACATTCAAATATGGGTTTGATTGCTCGTTTCACGCAACAGATTGCAGCAGGCATTTTAGAGTTTAATACGTATACATAAAAGAACAAGAGAGAAATCAATTTTATTGTTTATTATATAATCCCTGTTTGAAATGCAACCTGTTCTAGTATATCCATTATTTTTTCTTGATTTGCTAAAATTAATTTATTATCAAGTAACAATTGGTTTACATCGGCCGTTACATTAGTTAGCTCTGCTTTTATATATGCTTTTACATATGCTTTTATATCCGCGTTAATATCTGTGTTAATATCTGTGTTTATATCTGTGTTTATATCTGTGTTTATATCTGTGTTTATATCCGCTTTTGATAATTCAACACTATCTCTCTCTTTTTTCTTTAATTTATCCATAAAATTAAAAGGTATGACTGATTTATTACTATTTGTCCCTTTATCATTCGTTCCTTTATCATTCGTTCCTTTATCATTCGTTCCTTTATCTTCCGCAAAGCTGACTTTTTTAAGATTAATAAAACTACTCTCGTCAATATTGGTAGGTTCACCAATCTTAATATGATTGGTTGAATTTGTAAGAGGTTTTGCTTTTGCAGTATTGGCAATTACTTTTTTTCCATTATTAATCCATTCATTTGCTTCTACCGGATTTTGTTTTTCTAATACCTGACTTAACTGCTGTTCTCTCCATGCAATCGTTTGAGAGAGTTTCATATCCATTTCCGAACCAATCGGTTCATCATCTATTTTGTCTGAGAAGTCAATCGTTTGCGGTTTAACCGGCTGAATTAATCGGTTGAATTCTTCTTGTTTTGTTTGGAGACCTTTTTGAAATTGCACTTGTTTTTTATTCAATACTTCAGCAGCAGGTACGTGTTGAGGGGCAGTCTCTTTATATTTTTTAACGTCTTCCATCATTTGGAGTATAGTTTTTTTATTTAATTCCAAAATGGTATCATTGCCTGTGATTGTGCCTTTAAGTCTTTGTATTTTTTCTTCAAAATCAGCCTTGATATTATTGACATATTTATTTGATATATTATTAAATACATTGTGTTCTACCATAATTCCCCATAAGAGCCGTTTATTATCCTGAGATATAAATTTATCGGGTAAACTCATGTCATTATCCATTGTTGTGGTATAACTCATTCCATATAATCATAACTTATGTTTATATAAGTTTACAATTAAGTATAAGTTTACAAGTATAAGTTTACAAGTATAAGCTAACTAAAATATTTCAATCGCATTTTCTTCATATTTTCATCCGGTACACGGTGTTTCATAAAATACTGATAATCATGTGTATCTTTCACCATATTAATTATAAAATAGAGCGAATACATTCCACATTCGGTATTTTCATATTGATGTTCCATTGGGGCATTTTGCTGGAAAGTCAAGGTAATGCCCAAGGTTTTGGCTTGTTGAATAATCCGGACACATAAAGCAGCAATCTCCTTTGGCACTGGATCCCCGTTGCTGTCAAAAAAGAAAATAAACTGCTTCTTAATATTAATGAAGAGAGAAATCCAATGCGAACCGCTTAAATAGTGTGGATCCGTATTGAATATGATGCCAATTTTATTTTTGCCTTTGGTAATATGTTTCTTTAAATCAAAATGACAGAGTTCCTCCCACACACATTTCCCGTATAATTTATTGGTGTCAAAATCAATCGGCGACGGTCCGATAAAGTCAAAACATTTATACGCGCGTTCATACTGTTTCATCACGTTTTCAATGTCCACACTAGACAACCACTCCGTCGGGTTTTTCTTCCAACTCTTGGGAGACTTTGGCGAAAAGGTATAAGACGCCAATTCTTTATCCACGGCATTTTCAATAAACTGTTGATTTAACCAGCAGGTTTCAATGTCACAGACGTCCTGCATGTTTACCTTTAATTGTTTCCAAATATCGTGGGGCGTTTCTACTTGGATTTTGTGGTCCGGGTGCCGAGCATTCCATAAATTCCGCATTTTAAGCAGCGCACTATCACTATAACAGGTGTAATCCTTCTTTTCGTTGGTGGGCGCACAGTTGGCTTTTTTAAACGCGCGTCTGGTCTGCTTATTTTTTTTTAATTTATTATTTTTATTAGTTTTATTAGTTTTATTATTTTTCTTATTACGTTTTCTGGCGGTTGACATTACTATTACACTAGATATTATTACGTTAGATAATATTATCATTTAAGATTGTTTTGCGTTTTATAACCAGTTTTTCGCTTTGTTCTGCGCCTTTTACATTTTTCTTTACCTTTTCTTTCACCCCTTTCTTTTTTAAACTCGGTTCTTTTAAATCTACGTCTATTATCAAGGGAATAATTCTAGTCTCTTTGGTTTCATTTGGTTGTTTAATTACAAAATTATCTAAAGTAGATACGCCAGCGTATTTGCGCATCAACGTATTGTCTATGGGAATTTCGTTATGGTTATGGGTGATACCGTCGGTTGTATCCTCTGTTTTTTTTCTCTCTTCGTGTGTCAACTCGTCAGTTGTGTCATCCGCATTCACATATTGTTGCTGGATAATATCAGAGGTATCTACCATTTTAAAATACTTGATCAACCCATTGACATAGGTTTCGTAGATTGTTTTAATATAACTATTATCCGGTATCTCGCCTTTCAACATATCTTTAGTTAAAGCGGTTATACGCTTCCGATAAAACTTAATATCGGATTTACTGTTGTGCACTGTATGTTGGGTTTGCTGTTTTAAAACTTGTTGATAGAGTGGATTGGTTAAATAGGTTAAAGAGGCAATTTTGGTGTCGAAGGGTTCCATCTGTTGTCTTTTAGAAAACACTTTTAGAAAAAGTGAGGTAACTATAACGCAACCTCAACCTTTTAGAAACCACCTTTTAGGAAAAGGTGGGGCCAAAATACACCCTAATCGCGTTTCAGTTCACGCCTTACTTTGCGCCCTAATCGCGTTTCAGTTCACGCCTAAATTTGCACCTTATTTCACACATAAAATTATACGCGTTTAGTGTCGGGTTTTGGTCCATTCTGCTTCGCTTGAACCTTTTCTCAAAAGGTTATTAAAAGGTTGTGTTTTTATATATTTAGTATATATATATATATAATGACAATTGTCGGTGATATCTATTATATTGGTGAACGTTCACCCGTGACTTGGGCCGATGCTTTCCCGGATACGGTACCCATCGCCTTAAATTTAGATGGGACAACTGTTGGAACTGCCTATGGGATTAATAGTTTAGGTAGAATTGTCGGTGAGATCCGTTATAGTGGTGGATTTACACCCGTGACTTGGGCCAATGCTGACCCGGATACGGTACCCACCACCTTAATTTCAAATGGTTCAGTTGGAGCAGCCTATGGGATTAATAATTTAGGGAGAATTGTCGGTTTTATGTTTATTGCAGGTGTCCAAACACCCGTGACGTGGGCCGATGCTAACCCGTTAACTCCACCCACCGCCTTAAATATTAATTTAAATGGGGCAACTGAGGGATATGCCTATGGGATTAATAGTTTAGGGAGAATTGTCGGTTCTATTGCTGATAGTAATGGTGTCCGGATACCCGTCACTTGGGCCGATGCTAACCCGTTAACTCCGCCCACCGCCTTAAATATTAATTTAAATGGGGCAATTAGTGGATTTGCCATTGGGATTAATAGTTTAGGGACAATTGTTGGTTATATTCGTGATAGTGCTGGTGTCCGGACACCCGTGACTTGGGCCGATGCTGACCCGTTAACTCCACCCACCGCCTTAAATATTAATTTAAATGGGGCAATTGAGGGATTTGCCAGTGGGATTAATAGTTTAGGGAGAATTGTCGGTTATATTGTTAATAGTGCAGGTCTAGAGACACCCGTGACTTGGGCCGATGCTAACCCGTTAACTCCGCCCACCGCCTTAAATTTAAATGG